CGGTCTTGATCGCGCTGGCCTGGGCGATCTCGCCGGCGATGATCGATCGATCGCCGTGGTGGTGGACGGTGCCGGGAGGACGATCCGGCGACTGGTAGCGGGTTCGTCCGCCCTTGGCGCCTGAGCCGTGAGGTTCGGGCGCCCTGGCGGGCAAACCGGCCCGGAGGATCGTAGGTAGCCTGGGAGGGCGAACGAAATGAGCGCATACGTGGTTGACCATCTGACAGTCGATCTCCTGCTTTGGTTCGGCCTGAGCCTCAAGCACCACCAGTTGTACGCCTACCATCCCTCGGTTCCGACGGTGTTTGGCGGATCAGAGTCGTATACGATCCTCACCGAGGAGAACGCATCCGCCTGGGGTCAGGTGTTGATGGCGGAGAACGTGCTGAGTGTGGACGATCGATACCCCGACGCCGACGAGCGGCCAGGGCGTGTCGGCCAGGATCAAGAGCCTCCGTATCAGTACCGACCGATCAGGGATATAGGGATCGACCATCAGGCGAAGTTGCTTGCGGTGATCTCGTCCTCGTACTGCTATGACTATCAGGCGTGCGAGACGGCAGGTTGGACGAAGGTAGAGGGCAGAGACGCGCAGACCGGGTACTTCGCCTCCCTCGCTTGTGCGATGGTGCAGGTGATCCGCAAGGCGGCGGTACAGAAGATGCTCGGTTACGATGATGCGCCGTGGGGTGTGTCCTATCAGGGCGAGAGCAAGACGAACATCCCGGGGCTGTTCTTTGTCCGGGCTGGCGAGTACGCCGACGAGCAGAAGGTTGAAATGGCCCGCCGGGATCGGTTGATCGCTGAGGCGACAATGATCCTGACGACCGGCGGCGGCGATCAGTTGGGGTTGCTGTAATGGCAATTGTCACCGAAGGTCTTGAGTATCGAGAGGGATACCTGACGCTCCAGCAGTTCACCGACGGTTGGCCGGGGTCGCACTTTGAGCATCGCACCGTCACCGTTCGGATGCGGGCTGTCGATCGGGACGACCGGAACGGCCCGGAGGTCCAGGTCGAAATCACGATCGATGAAGTCAAGGGGACGAAGTTGCTGTGCTACTCGTACACGGCCTCCCTGATCCTCTCGCCGGAGGAGGCCGAGCAGGTCGTGGCGGTGATGCAGAAGGTGGCGCGCCATGCCGACTTGTGACACCGAGACGCTGCTGGAGCGGGCCAGCAGGATGTTGGCGGATAATCGAGACGAGACGAGTCACACAATGTTGGCGCTCATCCGTGACCAACGCGACGCCCTCGCCGCCTCGCAGGAGCAGGTGCGGGAGTTGACGACGGTTCTGCTGAAGATTGCCACACTCGGGGCCGGAAACATGCTAACGGCCTCGGATGCCGAACTCTTCTATGTGTGGGCATCCCGCTCCTTGGTGAGGCAAAGCGAGGAGGCCAGGGATGAGTAACAAACTGGGCGACAAGTTGATCCGCGGGGTGCTACTGCTGGTCGTAGTCGATTATCTGTCGTGGGCAATCTTCGGCATTGGGCACACCATTACGCTGGTTCTGGTAGGTCTAACCGTGCTCCTGTTTTATGTCGCCCTTGTGATGGCAAAGCGAGGAGGCCAGGGATGAGTGGTCACCGCGTCCATCTTTTCCCAGCGAAACATCGCAAGGGGATTGCGTTCTCCCCGTGTGGTCGAAATCTCCTACTTAGAGACCGCGCGGGCCGACGACTTCTGTCTACGATGAGCGAGGACTTTGTGACTTGCTTACGGTGTAAGGCAAAGACCGAGCGAGGAGGCCAGGGATGAGTGACTATCGCCTCTCGCACACGCCGTTCAACACCCGCCACGATCTGCCCTTCGGGGCGAAGGTGATGGTGTTGCAAGTCGGCGCCGTCCTTCCCGGCGGAAGGTCTGCGGATTACGAATAGCCGTCGGCCTGCCTGCGCCAGCGGTTGAACGCTCGCGCCCTGGACGCCTGCACTTGACCGGCGATGGCCTGTCTGTTATAATGTTGGCAGGAGGGTAGCCATGCGATTGCTAACGGAAACGAACAAGTACGACCTGGGCGAAGTGATCTCCGCCGTCCAGAAGTTGATCCGGCGGGCCGACGAATGGGAGGCGATGTGGTTCGCCCTGGAGTTGATCCCGAAGTACGAGGCCTACCTTTGGAAACGGCTGGTCGTGATCTGCCTGGAGGACATCGGGATCGCCTCGCCGGATGTCCTGCTCTACGTCCGGGCCTGCCGGGAGTCGTACTTCGAGTTCCGGGAGGATGGCCGGGATGGATCGGCGCGGTTGGCGCTGTCGAACGCGATCCTGAGGATGTGTCGATCGACCAAGACCCGGATCGCGGATGAGTTCCAGTGTGTCCTCAATCAACGGCGCCTCCAGAACCCGGAGGAGCGTCGTGAGGTCCCCGACTTTGCCCTGGACAAACACACTGCGGGCGGTCGGCGCCTGGGGCGTGGTGTGGATCACTGGCTGGATGAAGGTTGCCGACTGAAACCCGAGGACAAGACGCTGGACGACTATCGCCCGCAGGCCGGGGCGTATTGGTCAGGGATCGACAGCTTCGTTCAGACGAAGTGGGGAAAGAAATCTAGAATAGCGGCGCGGCAAGCCCCGTTGTTCATGGAGGAAATGCCGGACGAAGAAGCCTAAATCCCGCCCTCCCGCGGAGCACGGTGAGGCGCCCGCCCTGACAAGGCGGGCGCCTCTATTTTTCGTCTGCGGGGAAAGGCCCAGGAAGTTCCAGGAGGTTCGGCGTGGGGAGGCCCTGGCAGATGACACCGGCCCTCCCTGAAAAGGTCGCTGAGGTTCTCCTGAGTGGCTGTGCGGCCAAGCCGCTGTATAATCCCGATCAGGCGGCGGTCTGCGGGACATCCCGCAGTCGTTCCGGGCCTGGGGAGGATCGATCCATGCGGACCAAAGCCAAGCGTGGCAAGGTAAAGGCAAAGACGAACGGCAGGCCACCCAAGCGCGAGATCGTCACAAGAGAGGTCGAGTTGGCCGATCTCTCCGTCCTCCGGCCCGACCCTCACAATGCACGCAAGCACGGTGTTCGCAATCTAGGAGTCATCACTGACTCGCTCCGGGAGGTCGGCACTGGCCGGAGTGTCCTGATCGACGGGAAGGACACACTGATCGCAGGCAACGGCGTTCGCACGGCGGCGCAGATGGCCGGGGTGAAGAAGGTGATGATCGTGGATGCAGATGCCGATACGCTGGTAGCTGTCCGGCGGAAGGACCTGAAAGGCCGTGACCGTACCCGGATGGCGCTCATGGACAATCGATCTGGTGAGTTGGCCGAGTGGAACCCGGATGTGCTGAAGGAGATTGCAGAGAAAGAAAGTGCGCTGTTGACGGGCATCTTCGAGGGTGATGAGCTGGGAAAGATCATCGGAGAGCAAGAGGAGCGTGAAATCGAGGATGCGGCGATCCCCGAAATGGAACTCCAGCCCTACGAGTATTACGATTACGTCGTCCTCATGTTCCGCAATCAGTTGGACTTTCTCAATGCGCTCGATCGCCTGGGCGTGGGCCGGGTAGGGTTCACGGTGGGAGATCGCAAGCGAAAGATCGGCCTCGGCCGTGTACTCGATGGGCCGGAAGTGATGGCGATGTTTGACGGCAGCGGCAAATGATCCCCTGCCGTGTCGTGATCCCCTCCCGTCAGCGATCAAGGCTGGTCGCAAAGAAGGCACTCCGGCTCTTTCCTCAAGCGACGTTGTGTGTTGGAAGGCTAGAGGCGAAGGACTACGCCCGATCCTGCCCGGACGTGGAGATCGTCACCCATCCGGATTCGGTGGTGGGGATAGGACCTCTTCGGCAGTGGATGCTCGATCACTTCCCGGATGACCGGCTGTGCTTTGTCGATGATGACGTTCACGCCCTCTACGCACTGGTCGGCTTGCATAAGCGGGACGTGACCGATCCGCTCGACGTTCAACGGGCAGTCGATGTGGCGGCGCAGTGCGCGGCCGAGGCCAAGACCGGGGTGTTCGGATTCAATCAAGCGTGGGATGTGCGCAAATTCCGTCCGCACGCGCCGTTTATGCTCAACTCCTGGATCGGAGGAGTGATTGGGGTCGTGGGCCGGGAGATCAAATATGACACGTCGCTCCTCATGCGGGCCGACATCGATTTCTGCCTTCAGGCCCTTATGAAGTACCGGATTGTCTGGCAGGACGCGCGGCTGTCATTCGTCCATGATCGGTCGGGAGTGACTGGCGGAAATGCGGTGGCCCGATCAAAGCGGCGTGAGGAGAAGGAGTTGAAGTACCTGAAAGAGAAGTGGGGCCGATACCTTGAATATCGAGAGGTGCAAACTACACTCCGCCTGATGGTTCATGTACAGCGGGTGTGGCCTCTCTCTCACGCGGTGTAGCCAGTGGCCAAACGCAAGCCGAGGCGCCGCCGATCAGCACATGCGAAGCCGACACCCAGGGCGGTTGCACGCCGCGCTGGATCGCGGGAGGTCACTGGCAGACCGACGAAGTTGGAGGATCCCCGTCTTCGGGCGAGGCTTCTCGAAGCAATCCGCATCGGAAACTACTATGACGCGGCGTGCGGGCTTGCAGGTGTGGCCTATGGCACATTCAGGGAGTGGATCGTCCGGGGAGAGGCAGATAGCAAGACGGGTGTCGCCTCAATCTATGCCGCGTTTCGTGACGATGTTCAAGCGGCAGAGTTGGAAGCCGAAGGCCGCATTGTCGCGATGTGGCGGCAACAAATCCCGAATGACTGGCGCGCGGCGGAACGGTTCTTGGCCAAGCGGTTCAAGCGGAATTGGCAGGATCAGGGCGGGGTGTTCGGCCTGCCTGGGATGGAGGGGGGAAGTGTGAATGTCATCATCCCGATCCGAGAGGTTGTGGTCAATCTCCCGGCGAATGTCGCGCTGGAGCATGGTGTGGAAACTGCGATTCCCATTCAGTTGCCGTCCAGGGACGAGGCGGGCTGAGTGCTTTCTGACGCGCCGGTTGCAGTAGCGCAATATCCTCCGCTGTATCAAGTCCATCCTGACGGCACACTGGAGTTCAATCCTCACGAGGGGCAGGCCCGGGTTTGGCTGTCCACTGCGCGCTTCATCCTCATGCTCGCCGGCACCCAGGGCGGGAAGACATCGTTCGGCCCGATCTGGCTGTGGCGCGAGATCACGAGGACGGCTGACCCGCGTGGGGGCAATGACTATCTGGCGATCACAACATCGTACCCGCTGTTCGCTCTGAAGATGCTCCCCGAAATGCGTAAGTGGTTCGAGCACACGTTGGGCATTGCGCGCTATTGGTCGGGATCGCGGGTGCTGGAGTTGAAGGACCCGCGCACCGGGACGTTTTGGGCACGGAATGCGACCGACATCATGTGGGGGCGGATCATCCTTCTTTCAGTCGGGACGGGTGGTGGCCTGGAAGCGGCGACGGCGAAGGCGGTGTGGCTGGATGAAGTAGGACAAGATGAGTGGGATGTCTTGGATTGGGAAGCGGTGTTGCGTCGTCTGTCACTCGCCAGAGGGCGGGCGCTGGGGACGACGACGGTCTATAACATGGGGTGGACAAAGACAGAGTGGTACGACAAATGGGTGGACGGCAACAAGCAATACGACGTGGTGCAGTTCGACTCCATTCAGAACCCCGCGTTCCCCATCGAGGAGTTCGAGGATGCGAAGGACCGTCTTCCTGACTGGCGCTACCAGATGTTCTATCGTGGGCGTTACGCAAAGCCCGCGGGGTTGATCTACAATGCGTTCGAGGAGTCGATGCTGGCGGAGAATGTGGACTATCCTCCGCCGTGGAACCGCATGGCGTCGTTGGACTTCGGCGGGGCGAACCAAGCGATCCTGTGGTGGGTAGAAGATACACAAGGGCGCTGGACTGTGTATGATGAGTACCTGGGCGGGGGGGTAAGCACTGAGGAACACGCCAAGAATGTCAAGGAGCGAGACGCCGTGTTTCTCTCGGCCAAGACCATTCAGTACGTCGGCGGCGCCGGGTCGGAAGGGCAGTCGAGACGGGATTGGACGGCGGAGGGAATCAATGTGCAGGAGCCTCCCGATGTCGGTGTCGAGCCTGGGATCGACCGAGTGATCGAAATGTTCCAGACGGGCCGACTGAAGATTGCCCGCCGGTGCAAAGGTCTAAGGCACGAACTCGCGACGTATCGGCGGCGCTTGGGTGATGATGGGCAGCCGACGGAGGAAATCATGGATAAGCGTCTGTTCCACCGATGCGACGCGCTCAGATATGGAGCCGCCTTTATCCTCCAGGGGGCTGATCGCAGGGTGTGGAGGATTGATGGTCAACCGTTTCGTAACCGGCGTTCGATCACGCGTCCTCGACTGGCTGTTCGAGGGGAGGTATCCGATGCTAGGCACACTTGTCACGGATCAGAAGGAAGTCGAGGCACAGAACTCCGTCACCCTCGCACGCCAATACTACGACGGTCAGCACGTCGTCTATTTCACCGATCGTCAGAGGGATTGGCTCGACCAACATCAGGCGTCAACGGGCAAATTGAGGTTCCGGGTGAACCTCTGCGCTGACGTTGTGGATAGCGTGGTCGAACGGCTGGCCGTGAGCGGCTTCGCCTTCGAGACGGAGGAGGGAAGCACCAGGACGCGGGATCAATTGCAAGAGGAGACGATCTGGCGGTGGTGGCAGGACGCGAAAATGGCGACCGTCGCTGGCGAGGCGCATAAGTGGGCATCGCGGGATGGAGAGGCGTTCATTCTGATCGATTGGGATGTGGAGAGGGGACGCCCGAGGTTCATCCTGCATCCGAGATACGTCGATGCGTTTCTGACTGGCGGATCAGGTGCTACATGGAAAGACCCCTGGGCCGGCTACGGTATGTGGATGGAATACCCGTTCAATGATTATCTGGCAGAGCCGATCCGCGCGGTAAAGCGATGGTACGAGTGGGAACCGGAGACGAAGCGTAACGTGCAACGTCAGACAGTCTATTATGCCGACCGGATCGAGAAATATATCCTCGACGGCGGCCAGTGGCTCCCCTTCATGGAGAATGTAGTCGTCCGTGACGATGCCGGAAACGTAGTGGGGATCGCGGACGCGCCGTGGCCGACACCGTGGGTAGACGCACAGGGAAACCCTCTCGGCATTCCGGTCGCCCACGTCCATAACCCAGGGAGTAAGTCCGACCTTGACGATGTGATCCCCTTGCAGGATGGCCTCAATAAGCAGTGGTTGGACCTCCTGGCGACGGCAGATTCTACGGGGTTCCGCCTCTTGTTCACCTTCGGTTTCGTGATGACGACGGACGGCAAGGAACCCAACGCCGATTCATCGAACGTCGTGAAGATTACCCCCGGCAGTGCGTATGGCACATCCAAGCCGAAGAATGAAGTGGACGTGAAGGACATCGAACCGGGCGATCTGAAGTCGCTCCTCATGCTGGAGGAGCGGATCGTATTCCGCATCGCGGACGTGAGCGACACACCTCTGTCGCGCTTCCAGACGACTCACATGATTGCCGCTGAGGGCACGTTGAAACAGCAGGAGGCACCGTACGTCTCGAAGATCATGAATCGTCAGACGGTTTACGGTGACGCCTGGGCCTGGGCCATGCAGATGGCGGTGAAGTTGGCGATGACGTTCGGGCAAAAGTCGTTCCCGGAGGCGCAGTTGCGGACGATCTGGAAGCCGGCCGAGTTGCGGTCGGACAAGGACAGGGCCGACACTGCAAAGGTGCACGCGGAATTGGGAGTGCCGGAGGAGTTCCTGTGGTCGGAGCAGTTGGGCTACTCCGCCGAACAGATCGCCAAGATGAAAGATACCGAGGAGTGGAAGGATAAGACTGCCATGCGAAAGAACATGCTGGCGATCGGTGGCGAGTTGGGCGATCAGGGCGAGGGTGACCAGGACCAGGAAGACCAGGGGAAGCGGGGCGAGGAAACGGGGGAGGAGTAAGCGGTGGCGAACCCTCTCGAACAGTCGATCGCGTTTGCAGTCCGGTCCAATCACGAAATGGATCGGTTGTTCGCGGAGATTGGTACCGCCGATCATCCCAGGGGCCGTATCGTTTCGCTCTATCGGAACAGCCGACGTGCGATGGCGACGGCACACCGGGGCGGTCGGTGGGATGTGGGGGCTGCTAGGGACGTGATGCTCAACTTAGAACGCTCGGTGCGAGAGGCGGCAACTTTGAGCCTTCTCGCTGGTCGGTCGATTGGCCTGCGCAACGCTAGGGCGCAGTTGGGCGCTTATGGGATTGAGCCAGTCGTGGTCAGCGACAGCGTGGCGGCGGGGGCGCTGAATGCTATCGTAGCTGGCGTGCAGAGGCAGACCGCTCAGGCAATCGCCTTGGTCGATAGCGGAGCGGAGACTGCCGTGGTCCTTGGAGACGATCGCCGGGTGGGGGTGTTCAGTTACGGGAGCACAGCGGCGGATACCGCGGACTGGAGTGCCAGAGAATCAGAAACGGTGTTCGCGGCGATGCTGATCGCGGCGCTGGCAGGGAGTAAGCAGAAGTTCCAGAAGCAAGCGATCGCCGCGCTCGATCGAAGGACTACGAGGACCTGCATTCGTGTTCATGGCCAAGTGGCGAATCTGAATAGCAACTTTCATCTGACAGAGGAGCCGAGATACGCCGATTGGTTGCCGTGGCCTCCATTCCATCGTTGGTGTCGAACGGCGGCGGTGCTCTATCTGGCAGAGTTCGACATCGGCCTGACGGATATTCTGCTGGCTGAGGGCGAAGTGTTTTGGGCGCAAGTCAGGAGATAAACGACGAACGGCAGTCCTTGTGAGACTGCCGTTCCCTTCCGTCGTGAGTGTCGAGCCGGCCAGCTACGACACTCCGACTGTCCCGCGCGATCGGCGTCATTCTACCCCAGGTAGCCATGGGTGGGGGGTTGCGTTTTTCCATGTTCCTATGTAGGATTGTCCTAGCAAACCGGATGCAGGCCAGTAGGCCAAAGGGAAGGGGACAGTATGTTCCATAGCATGTTCGGGCCACGCTTCTTGTTCGAGGCTGGAGCGGGAGGCGGCGCAGGGACAGGCGGAAGTAGCGACAGTACGTCGCAAGGTGCTGGCGCCGGTGGCGCGGACGGCGGCGGTGCGGGCGAACACACGCCCGATCCGACGGCGGCGGAAAAGGCCCGAGCCGAACTGTTGAAGTTGAAGCCGGAGGAGTTGGCGGACAAACTGCTGGCCGAGCAAGTGGAAACAAGCCGTGTGTCGCACGAAAGCGCGCAACGCAAGGCGGAGTTGAAGAAACGTGATGAGGCCGACGCGAAGCGCAAGAAGGAAGAACTGACTGAGGCCGAACGCCTGAAGGTCGAGAATGACGAGTTGAAGGCGGCTCGGTTGCAGGATGCGGCCAAGGTCAAGCGTGCAACGATCAGTAGCGCCGTGCGGCTGGCGGCCACAAAGCAAGGGTTCGCTGATCCGGCGGATGCAGAACGGTTTATCAGTCACGACGCCCTGCCCTATGATGCAGAGAAGGATGAAGTGGATGGCAAGGCGATCGAGACGGCCCTAAAGAAACTTGGTACGGAGAAACCGTACCTGTTGGCGAAGACAGTCGATAAGCCGGACCTGGACGGCGACAAGCGCCCTACGAAAGAACAGCAAGAAGCCGAGAAGACGCGCATCGCTTCCGAGTTCGGCCTAGATCACCAGCCCTCAAAGTAGGCTGGTGATGGGGAAGGATAGTGAGAAATGGCAGACATCGCAGTTACGCCATCCCTCGTCAAGCCCCTCCCCGGAGCACGCACTGAACGGTTCATGGCCGGCGGATCGGGTTCCGTCGGTGATACGGTGTACGTCGATTCCGCCGGCAAGGTGCAGGTGGCGGACGCGAGCGTAGCCGGGACAGCTCATGCGATCGGAGTGGCCGCTTCCGCCCCTGGCGGAAAGACCACATTCGTCCTGAACGACTCGCTCGATGTCGTGATGGACGGCAAGATCACAGGGTTCTCCGGCATGACACCGGGCGACATCCTCTACCAAAGCGACACGGCCGCGAAGTTGGGTGATGCGGCTGGCACGGTGTCGCACAAGATGGGGAAGCCGCTTTCCGCAACCGTCCTGTGGCTCCGGCCCGGCGACGAAGAGGCGTAGGGAGGATATAGACGATGGCTCTCCTTGGTCCGAGTGACCTCCAAAGCCTCGGCCTCCCTGCGTTGTGGGATTTGGCCGAAATGAAAAAGGTCGAACTTGCGGATGGGACGACCTTCGATGCAATGATCCGTGACGTGCAGGCCGCGTTGTCGATGCTGAATGGGGAACTCCTCACGGCCCCGCACTACGGCGATCTCGTCGCCGTTCAGGACAACGTGGAAGTGGAATATCCCGTGGGTGTGGCGAACGGGGTGGATGAGGCGACGGAGTATGGCACGCCGACGCCGAAGCGTGGTGCGACGACCGGCCACAACATCCCGATCCGGCCGTACGACCGTGCGCTTGGCTGGACGATGATGTACCTGCGGAATGCTCGCCGGAACAAGTTGTCGGCCGACGTGCGCTCGATGTTCACCGATGCCCGGTCGCACTACCAGCAGAAGGTCCTCACCCGCTTCTTCAAGATGGAAGCGGAGATCGTCGGAGCGACCGCCGGGGCCTCGGTGCCGTTCGCAGATGGCGCGGTGGCCGATGCGAACTATGTGCCGCTTGACAGCACAGAGGGGGAAGCGTTCCTCTCCTCGCACGATCACTACCTGCGGCTTACGCCGTATGACGCCGCGGCAGTGGCGACGGCGGTCGAGCACCTGCAGGAGCATGGGCATCAGTCGCCTTTCGATATGGTCGCCTCGCGAGCCGATGCGACCACGATCCGGGCGATCACCGGATGGAAGTCGCCGGAGTGGGCCGGGATCGTCTATCACGCCTCCGCTTCGGAGCGTGCCGCGCTGGGCGGGATCACGGATTACTTCGGCTATCTCGAAACAGCCTATGGCATCGTGCGCGTGTGGCTCACGCCGCGGTTGCCGACGAACTACTTTGCGATCTTCAAGGCGTACGGGCCGCAGGATCGTCGTGCACCCCTGCGCCTGCGGATCAATCGGCGGGTCGGCTTCGGCTGGCAGTTGGTTCCGGGCAACTGGATTGCCGCGCCGCAGACGATGGCCGTCGGCTACTCCGAGTTCGGCGTCGGGATCGGTGAGGACCGGACGAACGGTGTCTTTACCCTCATCGCTGCCGCCGGTGACTACATCACCCCGACAATCTCCTAGAGGGGTCGTCGGAGTCGGAGAGAAACCGCAATGAGGCGCAGGGCGTCAAAGCACGCCCTGCGCCTCATTGACTGAGGCCAAGGGAGGCCGAAAATGGCAGATTACGTGAAGGTCGATCTGAACTCTCCGAACACATGTGCCCATTGCGGCGAGCCCTTGCCGGGTGGTGGTCTGGAAGGGATGGCGTTGAACATCGACGCCGCCCGCGGCGGTCAGGTGTTCATCCCTGGGCACGAGGGGAAAGCGGTAGTTGTCCCAACTGGCGGGGGCTCCGCTCCCGGGTCGTTTGCCAGCCTGAAATCGGAAGCGGAGCATCTTGGGATCAAGGTCCCGAAGGGGATCACCCGCGACGACCTCCAGGGCATGATCGACGTGGCCAAGGCGGAGCGTGCTGCCGGAGCCGAGGCAGAGGCCAAGATGGAGCAGACCGCGGCGACGTTCGAGGCGGCCAAGGCTGAAGCGAAGTCGCTTGGTCTGCGGTTCGGCAAAGATGTGACGCTCGATGATCTCCAGAAGGCGATCGCTGAGGTCAAGGCGAAGGCGGGCTAGGCGTGTCGTTCACCGTCAACCTCGGTACCTCGATCGGGCAAGTCCGCATCCTGGTCGGTGATGACCAGGAGGGCAAAGGCCCGTTGCCGGATGGGGCCAACTTCTCGGACGATCAGATCGGGTTCTTTCTGTCGCAAGAGGACAATGATCCCGGCAGGGCTGCGGCGTTGACGTGTGAAAACCTTGCGACGCGCTACTCGGTGCTGGTGGACATCGCTATTGGGCCGCGCAGGGAAAGCCTCTCACAAGCGGCTAAGGCGTTCAGAGAACAGGCCGTCGAAATGCGGGACAAGTACGGTGGCGGATCGGAGGGCGTAATCAGTGTGGGCTTGATCCGAGTGGATGGCTACTCGGACGACAAACCGGCGGATCAAGTCGAGCAAACGGGTTCCGATTATTCCGCTGGCGACTTCAAGTACATCCGACCGTGATCCCGACCAGTCCATCCTTCCGGCGACAGGCGACGGTGACGGCCAGCACGAAGCGGTTGCCGGAAATCGTCAGTGGCAAGCGCGGCTCGGCGGTGACGAAGATCGTCAGCCTGAAATGCACGCCGCTCGATCCAGTCGATCCAGAATTGCGCCAGCGGTTGCAGATCGACACGCCGCATGAGGTCCTTCAGACTTTCATCGACGGCAGTCTTGACGTGAAAGAGGGTGACCTGTTGGTGGTGGCCGGGAAGGAATACCCGGTGCGATCGGCGGCGGATTGGGCTTGGCGAACATGGGCGTACCGTCACCTGATCGTGGAGGACCTGCGAATATGAAACGGCTGGTGAAGTGGATGGCGTGCGGCTGTGCGATGGTGCTGTGGGCGATGGTGTGCGTGGTCGTGGCGATCGGCCTAGTTGGAGGCGGGTAGATGGGCCTCGGACTCAAGATCGGCATCAGAGGCATTCAGGAAGCGCAGGCCGCCATGTTGCGGGCGGTCGCGGCTCTCGATCCGCAGGGCGCATTCGGTCAGGCGGTGGTGTGGGCCACGACGCAGTTGCACCGCTACGCCACCTATATCACGCACGTCCAGACCGGCGCACTGCGGGCCTCCCATCGGATGCGGTTCAACTTCGATAGCGTGTCGGCGCGGGGAGAGATTTACATCGATCCGGGATCTGTGAACCCCCTGGGCGCCAAGCCGGCGACCTATGGGGTTACGGAGCATGGCCGGGGCGGGTCGCACGCTTTCTACCAGCGGACCTATGAGGAGCACGGCGGGCAGATCGGTGGCCGTGCGGCTCTCTACATCACGGCGAGGATGTGAGTGCCTGCCAACGCCAAGAACCGGCAGGCGGTCAGGGATGCGGTCGCGGCGGGACTGAATACTGCGCTGGTGGCCGGAGGGACCGGAATAGTCACAGCGGTCTACGGCTACCACAAGGGCGACATCAAGGGCGAGTCGCCGGTGGTCCTGGTGATGAGCCGCGGAATGGACCGGATGCAGTGGGGCCAGGGGACGCAGAAGTACCGCAGTCAGGTCTACCTCGAAGTGCTGGTGTTCGTGGCGGATGCAGAAACCTTGCAGACGCCAACATGGACCGATCAGGCAGTCGAAGATCGCTTGGACGAGATCGAGAAGGAGATCGCGGATTGGGTGGCGGACAACAGGGCGATGACCGGGGTGTATGCGTACCTGGAGCACAACGGCCAGAGCGAAGTGTTCGCTGTGGCGATCGGCGGCAAGCCGTGGACGATGGAACGGATCATCCTGCAAGCGGAGGCGTTCGATGGCTGAGAAAACCGCAGTGCGTTATGGAGGCAAGTCATCGGGGGCGTTCATCGCCGGCGTGCCAGATCGTGATTTGACGGCGGCGGAGTGGGACGCCTTGGGAAAGGACGTACAGGCGCAATGTCTCGCAAGCGGCCTGTACGAGCCGATCGGTGGCGTGAAACCGACGGCACCAACCGTAAAGGACGGTGAGGCATGAGCGAACTTGATCTTCACCAACTACAAATCGGTACGGAAGTCACGTGGGGTACGCCGGTCGCGCCGACGGTGAAACTGATGGCGATGGAGTCCTATTCGCATACGCCCCACGTGGAATCGAAACTGATCCCGGAGCGAAGGGCCCCCTTCGCTCCGGGATACCTCGCGCATCTGTCGAAGGTGTCGGGGGAGTGCGACATCGAAGGCGCCTGCACGTATGATGACTTCCCGTACTTCCTCGATGGTCTGTTCGGGCAGGCGACACCGGGAGGCGCGGGGCCGTACACGCGGGCGTACGCTATCCCGGTGGCGACGAAGCCTGTCCCACGAAAGATGACACTGGCCTATGGCGAGGCGGTCGATGGTGTCTACGGCTTGACCGGCGGGGGGATGAAGGAACTCACGATCACTGGCGAGGTCGGTGAGCCGCTGAAATACTCGGCCAAGCTGGTCGGAGAACAAGTGGAGGTTGACACCCTGGCCGCGTTGTCGGATCGGACGGTCACGCCGATCCTGGCGCAACACAACTTCCTGTACATCGATACCTGGGCCGGCACGATCGGAACGACGTTGATTTCCGCGGCGCACATCACTTTCGAGTTGTCGATCTCGACGCCGCGGGACGTGATGTTCTATATGGGGTCTTTGCGGCCTCTGTCGTACAAGGAGTTCGCCAAGTGGGAAGACGTCAAGCTGAAGCTGACCCTGGAGTTCAATGCCACGGTGAAGGCGTACCTTGACGAAATCCTGTTGGCGTCGGTGCTCCACCAGCGACAGATCAGGTTGAAGTTCTCGGATACGGCCAACCGGGATTTGCAATTTGACTTCGCCGGGTTCACGCCAGAAGCGCCCGAAGTGTGGACCGACGAGGAAGGCATCGCGACGCTGGAGTTGGAATACCAGGGTCAATATCACAACACCCTGGCGAACAGCTTGAAGGTCGACTCGATCAATCAGGTGGCGGTTCTGCCGTAACCCTAATCGGAGGAGGAGAAAACGCTGTGACAGAACAACCCAAACTCTCGACGGAGGATCAGGCGGAACGCTCGATCCCCGCCGATGTCGTGGTCAGGGAATTGGACCTCGCAGGCAAGAGGTTCCTGAGCCAGTACCGGCAGGTGATCTTGTTCAAGCGTGCGCTGATGGAGCCGGTGTTGGCGAGTCCGGATGAAGTGGAGAAGGCCGTCGATTTCCTCGTGTCGCATGTCGTGAAGCCGGATGCGGCGACGGCGAGGGCAATGATCGAGGACTTCACGCTCCAGCAGTTGCTCGATCTGTTCACGAAGATCGCAGGTCAAGCGGCGGCCACCCCAAACGTGAAGAGCGACGGGAACTCAGGAAGTGGTTGAGTGGGGAGAAAGCCTCCCCGTCGCTTGACATTCTGATCTTGGAAATGGCAAAGGAGTTTGGGGTGCCTCCGTGGGTGCTCGAGGAGGATTTGATAGGCAAGTGGTGGTGGGTGTGGCGCACGTACAAGAGAGTCGAAGGCGAAGTGCAACGCAAAGAGGCCAAGGCCCAAGCCAGGAAAGCGGGAAGGCAAGGGCGCCGATGAGGTAGGTCTGTGCCGACATACACGCTGAATATCGTTGTCGAAGGGAAAGACCGCGGGGCCTCCTCCGTCCTGAAGGGCGTGCATGGAGGCCTCGGCTCTATCGGCACCGTCGTCGGCGGGATCGTTGGCGCGCAACTATTCTTCAAGTTGGCCGATGGGGTATCGTCCTTCGTGCGCGCAAGCATCGGTGCTACGGCGCAGATGCAACAGATGCGCATGGGGATCGAAAGTCTCCTCGCTCGGGAATACCTCCAGCAGAACCGTCAAGAGAACCTGATCGATCTGGCGATCAACCGGATCGGCCTCGAAAAGGACGAGGCCAGTCAGTTGATGGCGCTCCGAGTGCGATACGACAACCTCACGCAGTCGATCAATGCCGCGGCGGAGGGCAGTGCCTATCAAACAAGATTGATGGGGATACAGAACCAGGTCGCAAAGGATATGAATGTCATCATGGGCGCCGGCGATCTGGCCTGGGCGAATGCGGCGCGTGGGGTCATGACCGCCGGAGAAGCGTTCGAGAAGGCCCAGGCCGCGGCGATCCCGTTTCAGGCGGAGTTGGAGAAGATCGCCATTCTGTCGCCGTACCGGATGCAGGACGTGATGACTAACTTCCGTCAGGCGATGGCGTTCGGCTTCCCGGCGGAAGAGGCGAAGGTGTTCACGGCCGCCCTGCTGGACGTCGCCGCCGGGACGGGGGCAAGTAGCGAAATGCTGAACCGGATGGCGTACAACCTCTCGCAGGTGCGTCTCCAGGGCCGAGTCACGGCGATCGACGTACGGCAGTTGGCCTTGGCTGGTTTCGACCTCACAGGCGTCTTGCGGTTCATGGGCGAGAAGTTCGGTGTGGCGATCGAGGATCATAACGACTTCAACGCGGCGCTGAAGGCAGGCAAGTTCACGTGGCAGGACTTCACCGAGTCGTTCAAGGAATACGCGGATACCAACTTCGCCGGCGCCTCGGAACGGATGTCCAAGTCATTGTTCGGCCTCACGTCCACCTTCCAAGATGCCTTCATGCTGACGATGCCTAAAATTCTCGGGCCAGCCGCCGAAGTCATCACTGGCTTTCTTGGCGACATCCTCGATGAGTTCTTGAAGTTGAAGGAGAGTGGCATCCTGGAGGAATGGGGCCGGCGTCTCGGAGATTTTGCCAAGAGTTTCATAGAACGCCTCGGATGGATCAGGGATGCGCTAACGACGGGCAACCTACCGAAGCTGTTCCGTGCAATCGGCTTCTCGCCTGAAACCGTGTTCTCGATTATGAAGGTTGTCACCTGGATTCAGGACAACCTCATTCCGGCCTTGCAGACCTTCGGGACTTGGGTATCGACCAACTGGCCGACGATCTCGCAATTCCTGACGGGATTTGCGATCGCCCTGGGCGTCCTGCTGGTGATCGGCGCGGTGGTGGGTGCGGTGCTGGCAATCATCAATGCCCCGATCATCCTGATCGCCGGAGCGATCGCACTGCTATACGTGGCGTGGATGCAGAACTGGGGCGGCATTCGTGACTTCCTGCTGGGCGTGTGGGCGGCCATACAACCGACCTTGCAGACCGTGTGGACGTGGCTGGCTACAAACATCCCTCTAGCGGTGCAGACGTTGGCGAACTTCTGGAGCACGGTGCTCCTGCCAGCGATCATGCAGGTCTGGACCTTCCTTCAGACTTCGGTCATCCCCCTCTTTATGTCCATCGCTAACCTAATCGGTACAGTCCTCAATTTGGCGCTGACCGCGGCGGCGGGTCTGTGGCAGAACGTGCTCCTGCCGGCGATCATGGCCGTCGTCAACTTCCTCCGCCCGATCTTGGGGCCGGTATTCGGTGCCCTGGCGGATCTGTGGGAGAACCGCATCGCGCCGGCGTTGTCCCCGGTGGCCGGGATGATCGGAGCGATCACGGGGGCGTTCACGCGGCTCGGCCCGTGGATTCAGAAGGCGATCAAATGGATCGATGAGTTGGTGAAGAAGATCGAGAAACTGAAACTCCCGAAGTGGTTGACACCGGGCTCACCGACGCCGCTGGAGTTGGGTCTGCGTGGGATCACCGATTCGCTGAAGGACACTGATCGGGTGATGGATCGAATGGGTAAGACCCTCAGCTCGCGGGATATGGGCTTCGCCTCGGCACCATCACGCTCTAGCAACGTCACTTACGACCAGCGAAAGAGTCTGTCGGTGGCACAGATGAACATTCGATCGAACAAGCCGACAGAAGTACGCGACGAAATCGTGTCATTCTTCGAGGGGCGCTAAATGGCTGGACCTCGCGAGTTCCTAATCAAAGATGCCGCGGCGGTGTTGGCCGACCTCGATCTGTTGAACCTGTCCGGGTTGTATCTGTCCGATGCACCGGGTGGGAGACTGTCGGAGGATCAGATACAGGTCGATAACCCGGTGGCCTCGGATGAGGCCCTAATGCCGATTGGTTTCGATGTCCTCGGCGCGACGGGCAACGCGACCGGCGTGCTTCGGCAGGATATGTGGAAGCGCATCCGCGCGGCAAAACAATACTGGAACACGCGGTGGCAGAGGTCCCCGATCTATTTGCAGGTGCGCCACCTTGTCGAGGACAACCGGCGGTACGCGATCCTGAAGGGTGCCGAAAGCGGTGACGAGAAAGACGATTGGGATGTGATGTATGAGGTCAGCGGCATTCTGGACAGCGTTGGCCTGAACTTGAAGCGAGAGCATCCCTGGCGGGGTGATCCGCCGGGTGTCCTGCCAGCGGCCAAGGTCTTGACGAAGGTGGATGGGTCGGTGAACAAGGCCGAGGAACCGATCACGGCGCTGGGCAGTCAAGGCACCGGCGATGCTCCATCCCATCTGTATAACTTCGACTCAAGTCTGGCGACGTTCTCCGCCAACCTGATTGCCGGAACCAGCATCAATCTGTTCAAGGCCGCCGGAGAAACACCGGCGGCGGGTGACATCCTGTATATCGGATGGGCCACTCGTCCGGGCTTTCATGCGGTGATCCCGGTAGTGACGGCGGGTGTCTTCACCGCCGACATCGTGCCGGAGGCTTTTATCTCCGCGGCCTGGACCACGCTGGTTTGGGGTTCGACGTTCACAGCGTATCCGTTTGCCAGCAGTGAGGACGGGCTGTTCAAGTCGGCGGGTCAGTGGCTCCTTTCGTTTGCGCCGGGGATCAACTGGCAGACGACGGCAATCAATGGTGTCACCGCATATTGGGTGCGTCTGCGACTCAATACCGTCACATCCTGGGGCACACAGCCGGTCAGTCATGGGTCGGAAACGCCATACGGCCCACGGAAGAATTACCTGGAAGTCCCGGCCGCGGTTACGGCTGGCGACGCGCCACCGCGTCTGATGATCCGGGCGCAGGCTCCGAGCGGAGGAGCGACCCCGGGTATAGGAGGGCTGTCGTCGCTCATCATCGGAGCGATGAAGTCGCCCGGATCATTCGAGAGCGTCCTGAATCTGCATCAATTCGAGTTGCCGTCAGGGTGGGCGGTGGCGATGGGGACGGACACGGCAGAGGCCAACGACACGCGTGCCCCCAGCGCGCGGGTAGCCACGACGACCTTTGTCACGACAACGATGGAGACAAGGGTGACATTGACGGGCACAAGCAAGCTGGCGTCTTTCCCTGGGACGTTCCAGATGTTCTTGATCGCGGAGCAGACGGCTGGCGCGGTGGGGGATGTCAATGTAAGGGCGCGAGCCTACCTTGGGGGAACGGGCGCGGGGAACCTCTACCGGGAAACGCTGTCGGTGCCCTTCCGATCAGTGGCGCTCGGCTTCGAGATACTTGATATGGGCCGGATGACATTGTTCACCGATACAGTCGGCGCCGACAGTCTGACCGCGGACCTGATCTTCCAGATCAGGGCGGAGCGTGTTGCCGGTGCTAGTAACTTGAAATTCTCCAGGCTGGTGCTGATTCCGTTGGATCACTTCTTCTGCCGTGCTTGGCACGACGGCACACTGAATGGGGCGCACCTGATCGGGTCGTCGCAACTAGACCTCGACTACCAGATGTTGTTCGACCGCACCAAGCGGTATGACTATCAAGGGGGCAATCTGATCCCAAGTAGCAACTGGAGCCGATCGAGTAGCATCCGCCGGATGGAAGCGGCCTCGCAGTATCGTCTCTACTTTCTCCTGGGCCATTATGCGTCGGCTTTCGGCAGTGGGCCACTGATGGCGTCCGCAGGCGCGGCGATCATGGCGTCCTTCTACGCGACGAACTCTTATCTCACCCTGCGGGGTAATGCCTGAATGACCCATGTGTTCACAGATGGCGAGAGGCTGGTCGTGGCCGAGAGTCTGGCACACGTTGCTCGACTCCTACAGGAGACGGTTGTGGTCGAGGAGGATTGGCCTCTCTTGGAGATTGCTAATCGTCTCGGTCCCAGGTTGGCTAGAGCACTTTGGAGGATCATCAAACAGATAGCACCCACTCAGGCGGATGCGTTGATTGCGCCAGGGGCGGAGTGGAGAGTTCTTGGCCTCACTGAAACGATCTTTCTGGATGGCGAACCAGAGCAGGTGCAGATGTTGGCTAAGGAGCAGGCCGCTGGCCTCGTCGCTGTGTGGGTTGCCGGCGTGGGCTGGACGCGTCAATGATCGAGCGCGTGGTCGTCTCTCAGAATCCGGTGACCCTCTATGGCGACGGCCAAGTGGCGGAGTACGCTTACGCGCCGGAGGGAGATCGAGGGGGATTCTCCTCTTGTGAGTTCGAGAACCGTCGGCTCGGGGGCTTCTGGCAGGCCAAGGCTGTCATACATGATCCGCCTTCGGATATGCAGGTCGCCTTTCGGACTTGGCTGGGGCGGGACACGAAACTTATGGGGTCGCGGTCAACGGCTTTTCACGGTTACGTGGGCGGGATGCGTTACCACAATGGATCGGGGGGAAGTCGTTATATCTCCCTCGATCAGATGGGTAATGCGGTGTGGGTGCGCTACAAGAACGCGGCCAGTGCCGATGCCTTTGAGCGGACGCCTACGGAGAGTAACGCAGGAAGCATCGCGCGGTTCGGACGGAAGGAATACATCCTCTCGGGTGGACGGGTAGGGAATGCAACCGTCGCAAAGGGCTTGGCGACAAGGGTTGTGCGCCGCATCGCCTATCCGAAATCCTATATCGAGAAACTTGGCTCGGCTTCTTCGTCGGCGGAATTGCCGAGGCTGGAGTTGTTCCTGGATGGCTATGTCAAGACCTTGCGGTGGAGGGTCTACAACCAGACCGCTCAGGCATACCTCGTCTCCGCTGATATTGAGGTCGCCACGATCCTGACCGCGGTTGGCCAGTTCATCGCGACTCCCTACGTGATGACGCCGAATCCTTGGGGAGTGAGGACAGACTACGACGCGGATCAGTGGGCGCTCGACATCATTTTCGGTATCGTGTCGATGGGCGACGTTTACAACGATCCCTGGACCTTCTATATCGATGAGTACCGTCGGCCTCACTACGAACCGTGGACACCGGCGCAGGACGTGGCATTGTGACCCATACCTATACGTGGTGGGATGGCCTAGAGGTTGGAAACGGCTCGTTCTGGACGACATCGGGCGTGGGCGCGCTCGAAACAGGTCTGGTGTCCACCGGCAGCCGCTATGCGTGGCGGTTCAATGTGGCCGCCCAGGTCAGCTATCTTCAGCGTGGCAATACCGAAGATAATGATTGGGCTTCGGCTCACATCTACTTCGCGGCGTTGCCCGCATCCGGACAGTTTCTTTACCTCTGCTCGATCCTTGGCCTTTCCTCGATTGTCAGGGGCGCGGTGCGCCTGAATGGGACGACTGGCTTCCTCGAGGTTTATTCGCAGGTGACGGGCACATGGGAAGCCGATAGTCTGAGTTACACGGTTCTGACGGGGAAGTGGTACGTGCTGTCCATGTTCTGTAGCAACGTCGCCGGACAATTCAACAAGTTCACGCTATACGACCGCGACAGCGGGGCGATCCTTGCGACTAAGACTCACTCCTCCCGTGGTTCAACTGGCTTGATTGCGGTGCAATTCGGCCCCTATGCAAGCAGTAACGGCGATGTTGTGTTTGACAACATGGTGCTAGAGGCCGACCCGACCGCCACCAACATTGACGACCCGGTGAATGATCTAACAAGTCGCTATGGCACCGGACTTATCTTGCCGATTGGCACCGGGTTCTATGATGCCTGGAGCGGGACCTATGCGGATGTGGACGACGCGCCGCACGATGTTGATGTCACGTTCCGGTCGCTCGGTGGGGCGAGTGGAGCATTCACGCAGGCTTTCAAGTCGCTCGCGACCATGCCATCGCAGGCGACTTACGTCGCCGCGCTGGGGATATGGGCCGTCCGCCGAAATCTATCGGCCGGTAACGGTAACGTGGTCGTCCGAATGCGAAGCGGTGGCACGGACAGCGACGATGTTGCTGTTGATCCAGGAGCAACCTACACCAACGGCTTTAGGTTCCGTCAGCTAGACCCCGCCACTAGCCAGAAGTGGACGTTGGCCGCGGCGGATGATGTTGAGGGAGGGGTGAATCGCACGACGACTGCTAACACGACGCGGGCAACCGCGGTGTACCTCATCGTCCTCTACTCCTCCGGCTTAGTGAATCGCTACCGGCGTGTCGTGTACGGGATCAATGAGTTCGACCCTGAACATCGGGTGTACGACCTCGAGCAGAACGCACCCATCCCCCTGGAGGAGGTCCAGCCGAATGTCGGTTGGGTGCGCGTCACGACGGATGATCTGGCGCCATTACCGGCGTCACCTAGTGCCTGGGATGATGAGACGCTAGTGCCGATTGAAAGTGTCAGGTACACTCAGAGCAAGACGGGCGTCGAACTGACTATCGAGCCTGCGGCTGATAGGTTCATTGAACAGTTGTCGGCCAAAATCTCGGACAGCGCAGGGAGCATCTGATGATCGTGGAAGGTAGCGGTCAACCGGCGGATAATGGCGGGCCGTTGGCGATCGTGGCCGACACCGAAACCGATTCCGGTTCCAGAGGTTCGGGGGGATTAGGTAGAGGTGGGAAGCGGGCGGTTAGGACTGCGATCGTGAACAAGAACGCCGCTACGTTCGGTGCGATGGCCATTCCATTTTTGCCAGGATTAGCCAGATTGTTGAGTGGGGAGGACATATGAGTTGGCCTGCGCTTACTGAAAACGTGAAGGTGGTCGATGTCTGGCGAGGGAACAATCCCGACGAAGGCAAGACCGATCGCTCGAAAGGCCGCATCGACTGGCGTCGGTTCAAGGACGATAACCCGGCGGTCGAGGTCGTGATCGCCCGCGCCTGTGGATCCTCGTCTGGCCCTGATCCCGACTTCGCCCACAATTACGACGCGGCACAGGCGGCAGGGTTCAAGGTGGCGGCCTACCTGAACAACAATCCGTACATGGCCGTCAGTGCGCTTCTGGAGTGGTGGAAAGTAGCCCTGGGCGGCCGTGAACCGGCCTTGATCGAGCACGATTGCGAATCGCCGGCTCACCCGGCCAATCCGGGCGGTGGGTTGGCGCCCGTGTCGCCCGCGGCGATGACCAAGCACGTCCGTGACGAAGGGGACGCGCTGATGAAACAGTGGCCGAAGGCGAAGCACGACAAATACTCGGCTTGCTGGTGGTGGACGCCGAACATTGTGCATGGGTGGGAAGCGGCGATCAATCTTTGGGACGCGCACTACATCTATGCGGTGCAGGAGATCGGGGGCACATGGCGTCAGGCGTTCACGTTCGAGGAGATCGATCGGTTGTTGCCGATCGGCAACAACTTCACGCCGTGCTTACCGAGTGGGTTCGTCCGGTCCCTTGTCACGCAGTGGCAGGCCAGCGAGTACGGCAAGCTGGAGACGTACACCGTGGACGGTCGGCGGATCACGAAGAATATCGACCTGGGATACATGCTGAGGTCATACTTCCAGCAGGTGTTCGTTGGTGTCATTACGACACCCCCTCCGGAGGTAGGCGATCCGGGCGCCGTTTCGGTCGAGTGGGCCATGGCCGTGGACGAGTGGGCGCGGGGCGATCCGACTTGGCCCTATCACGGTCCGCCGCCGGTGGAGGCATGATGGAAGTGGATCAGACAGTCACCTTGGTTCGGGAGATCGGCGGGGTCGTTGACACCCTCGGGGTGATGGGGATTCTGCTGTTGCTGGCCGTGTGGTTCGTCACGGGGCGCATTCACTCCGACAAGTCGGTGGATAAGATGGTCGGCCCGTACAAGGCACGGCTGGACGCGGTGGACAATGGTTTCAACGCGCGGCTAGAAAACATGGAGAAGGCGACAGTCGGCAACGAAGCGAATACGAAGCGGATGGCCGATTTCCTGGAGGCGATGGTGGCCACTCAGGAGGAGAGACGTGATCGAGAGATTGAGAGTAGGACACGGCTGACGACGATCCTCGAAACCTTGCAGGTGCCGGTCCGACGGCGCAAAGGAGCGTGAGCGATGGCAGGCGTAACGAACAAGGGCAAGTTCCGAATCCTGGGGCGGTACTTTCAGGGAGTGGCGTTCCCGACCAACTTCTATGTCGCCATGGTCACGTCCGCCGTGGCGCCGGTGGCCGACACGAACACCAAATCGGAGCTGACGGAGATCGCCGCCGGGAACGGTTACTCGACGGGCGGGCTCATCCTGACGCGGAACAGCACGGACTTCGATGTGCTGACCGAGGACGACACGAACGATCGGGGGCTCGTCCAGATCAAAGACCTCGTGTGGACGGCTTCGGGTGGGCCGATCCCGGCATCGGGCGGTGCGGCGCGGTACGCGGTGTTCACCGACGACAACGCAACGCAGGGAAGCCGTGAAGTCGAAGACTTCTGGAGCCTGGGCGCCGATCGCACGGTGTCAGACGGCCAGACCCTCACGCTTCAGAATCTCGAAATCCGGCTGAACGAAGCGTAAGCCGTGCCGTTCGAGGGCGGCTACCGCTACCGTCGGAAGTCAAGATGGTCGAGCGCCGACCGGAAGTCTTGGCATGTATGGCGTCGGCGCTTCCCATCACAGTCGCGAGAGGAGATTCCACCGTGGAAGAGGCAGTAATCTACAACCCGTACGACCTTTGTGAGAAGTCGGAGAATCAGGAACCCGAGGCCGAAATGGGGACGCGGTTCGAGATCGAGCCGTCGGTCATGTACCCGGCGACGATCGATCGGATCGTGGACGTGCTCGCCTTCGGCAAGGTCCCGCTGGAACTGATGGACCTTCATGCGGTGTTCGGCGTCAATCCGCTGGCCGCGGCCGAGCAGTTGATTACGCGGGCCAGGAAGGTGCCGGCGTGGTCGTGGCAGGACGCGTTGGCGCCAAAGGATGAAGTTGGGCCGGGACCACGGATCGCGGACAGGGCGGAGGCGTTGGAGATCGCGCGGCTGTGGTTCACCCAGGCGATGCAGGTGAAAGAGGGCAAGGTGATCCTCCACATCCTGCGGGACGAACGGTTCCGTCTGTAGTTGCTGAATGGCGATCAATGGCCCATCCTGCGAGGGATGCCCGAGATAGAGCGCAACAACTGTGGCCTAGTGCCACGGTTGTTGCGCGTTTCCGCAACTCCATAAAGCATCAGCACCCGACGGACCCCAACAGGTTCATGCTTGACCTCGGCATCGGCCCGATGCACTACGGGCCGACCGAGGATCAGGAGATCAACACTGCTTGGCAGCCGGGCACTGCACCGTGGGACTTCGAGATGGTGCAGGCTGGCTACAACGCATTCGCTCTGGCTGACTTCTCTTCCGGCCAGATCGTCAAGTACGTCCATCCTGGCACGGGCGAGAGCATCGCCTTCCAGCCCCAGCAGCTCCAATACACGAACGACCTAGACCAAATCCAGGCCATCGCAAATCCGCAGGCAGTGACCGCGGTCGTTCAGAACGAGGATGTCCTGTTCTGGCAGGGGGCTTTCGGGCCGGGGATGGACATCCGCTGGCAGACACAGACTACTAGGCTGGACAAGCGGTTCGTCGTAGATCAGGCTTCGCGCTGGCCTGCTCCAACCGCTCAGATCATCGCAGGTGGCAACCCAGTCGCTCGATTGCAGTTCGTCTTCCAGGTCTCAAATAATCTAGACATCTTTGTAAACGGCCTCTTGTGGAATCGGGCGGTCAACAAGCCAGTCGATACACAGGGCTACATTGAGTTCCGTCACAGCACAACAGGCGAAGTCCTGTGGACTTTCAATCTTCCACGCTCCAATGGTGCGCCGGTCGAGGATCAGGACCCAGACGAGTTGCTGGGGATATTCAGAGTGCGCAGGACTGGACCCAATCTGTTCGTTGAGCACCGCATCCCGATTGCCTGGCTCCAGGCCGCAGACTATCCCATCGAGATTGACACGACGATTGATGAGCAGGTGGGGGCAAACAGCGACGACGCGTTTCAGGCTACAAGCGACGGCATGTTCTTGACCAGCCAAAACCAATTGGTTGACGCCACAACAGAGCACGTCGGGCTCCGCTGGACAACGATAGCACTAGATGGGACGGAGACCATTGACTTAGCGACGGTCGAAGTCACGATCACGGATGCCACCACTGACGAACCCCAGCATCAAATTCGGGGTGAACTATCCCCTAATCCAGGAACCTTCACAACGGGTGCCAACGACATCGACGGTCGTAATCGAACGACTGCTACCGTTCAGTGGAACTCGACCGATCTTTTTGCGTCTGGCACTGATGTTGCCTACGAATGGGGTGCCACCGCTGGAGACCCAACGAATGGTGCCGATCTATCCGCGATTGTCCAGGAGTTGATTGACCAAGGCTCATGGGCAAGCGGCAACGCAATGGTGATGATCTATGAACAACATACTGGAAGCTCGTCAAGAGATCTCGCCATCAGAACTTATGACTACAACACCGCTCTTGCCGCCAAGCTCCACATCGAATACAGCTCGGGCCCAAGCGGTGCTGGTGCAGCCACCCTTGCTGCAGTCACGGCAGCAGGAACAGCTCTTGTAGCGATTGACGGCGATGGCGCGGCTACCCTAGCCGCGGTCACTCTCTCCTCCACGGCACAA